GAATATAACGATACTTATCATTAAAACGATCATAGTAATATTTGTACCCACTATCAAATACAGCGAATGACGTTGATGTCAATCCACTAAAGAAGTTGAGGGTATTTTCTTTTTGTTGAGTTGAAGTAAGAATACCTGCTGTACCAACCTGATTAGATTTATGAGGTGATACAAATGCAACACAGTCCTTACGAGAAGATGCAATTGCAATTACTTTCGATGCTTTAGTCTTGGTGTCTGTTTCGGTACCAAGTGATCCACCCATTAGGATGAAGTTGATATCAACAGTTTCTGTGTCACCAAACTGATCAAATGCTGATTCTATTTCAGAAGTTGTGTATGCATAATCATCAGCACCACCTGATAGAGCAGTTTCTAACTTACCAGCAATTTGGAACTTGGTTCCAGATGCTAGTCCTGTAGAATCAACTGACCAAGCAGAACCTGCACCAGCACTACTAGGATTAGTTACAGCAGCAGGGTTTGTACCAACAAAGATATGAGTAGACTGTGCGTTAACTACATCTTTAAAGAAGTTAGCAGCACCTTCTGTATTCTTTGCATCAGATAACTTGGAAGTATAGAGGATTCTTTCCAAAACTGTATTGGCAGCACCACTGTAATTACCAGTTACGTCAATAACTGCAATGTGAACTTCGTCATATGAAATGCCTTTTCCAGCAGCATATTCAGATGTTCCAGGACGTGGACCAATTGAACCTAAAGATAAACCAGTAGTACCAATTTCGGTAGTTGTGTACCAGTCTTTAACTTCGGTAAGACTAATATTTGTATCTACAACAGCAGTAACTTGGAAAGTAGCATCTGCACCACCACCTGTTATAGTAATAGATTCTCCAACTACATATCCAGTTCCACCATCAGTAACTGTAATAGCAGTAATCTGACCTTGAACAGTATCAATAGTAAAGGTAGCATCTGTACCACCACCAGCAATTGTTATTACATCACCAACTTGATAAAGATTATCACCAGTGTTAGCGATAGCAACTGTTGAAACAGCACCAGCATTGGTTGTTACGTTAACAATTAATCCTGATCCATTTCCACCTGTAGTACCAACACCATTAGCAGTAACGTATCCAGTACCACCAGCAGTTAGTGTTGTTGTTAATGCAGCACCAGTACCAGCAACTGTATCAACTGTCAAACCAGTTCCTGATCCACCAGTTGTTGCAACATCTGAATCTGTTAAATAACCTGTTCCTCCTGCTAAATTACTAGTTGTTGAAACAACACCAGTGTCAGGAGAATCTAGAGTATTAGTAGTAGTAAGTCTTGTTGAAGGATCGTCTAATACAATCGCTGCTTTCTTTGAAGCAGAATCCCATGTATAAACAATACCTGTTGCACCACCTGTGAATGTTACTGTATCACCAACTGATAAACCAGCAGGTGAAGCACTAAATGTAACTACCTGATCAGCACCACGGTCAACAACCGCAACTAGTAGGTCATTTGCCCATGTACCAGCAGTACGTGAAACATATAAGTTTCCGTTACCAGTACCAGCATTCCAGTCATCGTCGTTTTGAACGAGAACTGCACCGCCAGCAGCAGATGCACTATTTACTCCAGTTGCTGCCCTAACAACTGCTAATCTACCACCGTAGTTCAGGAATTCTGAAGCAACAAACCAATCTTCTGCATTTGACTCGACTGGAGCACCAAAGATTGAAAGAAGTTCTTTCTGGGATGCTACATTAACCACCTGTCCGATAGGACCTTTCTGGAAGGTTGATGCAGTAGCCGCTTTTATCTGTGATGCACCTACAATAACTGCATTTGATAGGTCACGTTCCTTAAGAATGATTCCAGGCGAGACTTGACTTGCCATGTTTTAACTCCTCTAGGTTCCAATATTAATCTAGAATTATTTATTCTAATTGACTATTCCACCCTAATAGGGCATCATGTATGATACGTCTTCTTGTGTTTCTCCATACTCCCAGAGATTACCGTCACCATCTACGAATCCCTCATCACCTTCCAGACCTGTTGTTATAAAACCGAATGGTGCCATGTCCTGTTCAATTTGATTCTTCTGTTCATCGTATATTCTTTGACGAACATCATTGTCTGTCATCTCCTTGAAATATTCCTGTTGTACCAACCATGCGAAGATAACCATACACATCACAAGGTCATCATGGTATCCTTCATCTGCCTCCCATGATTGTTTCTTTTGGATGAATGTTGTTAATTCATTAAGAATCTCATAGTCTCTAAAAATAAGTTTATCATCTTCAACAATTTGTTTTAAATTAGCACACCCTTGTTTCTTCACAGTGATACTCATCTTAACACCCAACTGTGTTTTGGATCCAGAGAATCCTTGTCCTATAATCTGTCCTGCTCTACCTCTCATAGCAGACATCAGAACATTTGGATACTCAAGATCATAATTAAGAATAGATGCTACACCATCACCAACATCATTTACTTCACATAATACCCATGCATTATTATATGCTCTTGCCACATCATTAATAACATTAGGAAATAGCATAGGTTTGATTTCATTATTCCTATACTTTCCTGCTATACTGTAAGGTACAGTCGTAATATCAAATATAATGAATGCAGAATAGTCTCCACCTATACCTCTAGCAACGTCAACTGTTAAAAGATATTCTGATCCTTTCTTTGGTTCCTCGTAAATATCAAGACCTTTACTTCTACTAATAGGTTCCTCAAATGTTAAACACCTCAACTTTGCAGCAGAGATAAGAGTATCAACAGATCCTAGAAATTCACATTCAAATTCCTGTGTAAACTGTCTCTCTGATGTATTGGATATAGTTTCTTGTTTCCACTTTGCATCCCTACCTGGTACTTGAGACCAATGTACTTCAGAGAATTCATAACCATTAAGACCATTAACAGCATCAGTCCACAACTTATAGAAGTGGTTCATACCATAAGGAGTAGATATGATTATAACTTTCGTTGATTGACCAGAAGTAATAGTAGGATAAACAGATGAAAAGAAGGACTCTGCAATATGGTTCGGAACGAACGCAAACTCATCGAGGAAGATGATATTGAATGACATGCCTCGGACAGCACTTGCAGACGTAGAAGCAGCCAGTATCTTTGATCCATTCTCCAACTCCATTGAACCTTTGTTCCATGATATCACACCTTGTTGTATCCACTTCGGTAAATTTTCGTAAGCAGTTTGTAGTCTACCTAACAAGTCCCTTGCAGTGGATGCCTTGTTTGCAAGAATACCAATATTGACATTATCATTAAACAAAGCATAGTGAAGAAGATAGGAGACCACAGTGGTGCTCTTACCAGTCTGCCTAGGAAGTTTTGCAATGTTGAACCTACTCTTGTGAAACTTTGTAATGATGTCTTCTTGGAAGTCCCACATCTTAAATGGTACAAGACCCTCATCAAGTGAAACAATCTTCACATGATTTTTTACAAAGTAAATAGGATCTTCTTTACATCTGATATATTCTTCTACTTGTTTCTTGGTAAATTCCGTAGCAACATTTGCTTTTTTAAGCAGGGGGTTACCAAGATATATCTGATCAGATGCCATTACATAGTACCATGTGATCTACGTATGTTACGTAGTTCTTCAAAATTCTTCTGTTTAGTACCACCATCATATGCCCAAGCATATCCTTCTTGAATCATTAGTTGATTTAACGAAACAGCAGAGTCGCCAATATAGAGCCAACCAAGAAGCCTGCCATACTTCCCAACGCCACCCTTAAGTTCAGTTCTAATAGTGAGTTCTTCATCACCTTTAATTGTTTCAGTTAGTTTCTCCTTCAACCAATTCGTCGCATCTAATCCAAGTGCCTTCTCCTCTAAATCCCTCGTCCTCTTCTCTGGTGTGTCCACTCCAGCAATCCTCACTCTCTCTGTCTTCGTTAGGTCGAACCCCAAATCGATAACCACATCTATGGTATCTCCATCCAGAACCTTCTTGATCTTCGTAACACGAAAATTGTAGCAGCTCTTCCTGCTTGGTGGTGTCATTATACCCATTGTATATTGTAATATCTATTAAAGCTTTATTTATAGAGTCAGCAGCAGGAGTTCTATTCTGTTCCGATTTCCATTCCTGCATCTTGCTCATCATCTCCGTTGGAGTGATGGTCATCAATAACGGGGTTAGGATTCCAATCATCGTACTTAAAAATCCAGTATATACTTATTCCTACTGCTACCAATAGGATTGCAATCATTATATTTATTGACCAAACTACTTCAGACATTTAATAATGGAGTAATCCGTATGTACCTAAAGGAATAATATTAAACGCAAGAGAACATCTTGGGTTGTCATTATTATGATGTAATACTTGATGTTCGAGATAACT